GATTCGCCTGTAGTGACTCGTAGTGACGGCGTACTGCTTTACGACCCTTAACATATCCATCGTGATAGCCAGAGTAGCGACCGAGTGCAAAAGCCAGGACACATACTCCTAGCGTAATGAGTTGAGCTATAGTCATTTTGTTCTCCCTTTAAGCCGTATTTCGGCTCTTGGGATTAGATTAACCTAGCGGGGTGACTTGTCCACGATATTTGCATAACGATTTGATAACGATTGTAGACACATCTTCATCCTCAAAATAGGGATTAGCGATTCCTTGGTCTGCCATATACCTTGCCTTGAACTGTAAAGGTGCCATCCTTCTCGATGTAAATTAGGTCTACCTGGACATTCTTGCCCTTTACATACATGATCGCGAAAGCCTGTTGCCAGTTAGCTGAACCCTTGGTATAGCTGGCTTGCCTAAAATCCATAAGATTGCCAACCTCTACGCCATGCAGGATACGCCCTACACGCCCCCCAGAAGCCTCTGTAAAGCTCGAACGCCCTGCCCTGTGAGTATGTCCTGAGATTATGTTCTTCCCATGCCTACGAGCCGCTTCAAGGGCTGATAAGCCCCCCTGTGGCTTGATAGGGGTATGGTCTCCATGAACTGCCACCCAGTTAGGCGCAAGGTTCAGAGGGCTCTTGTGAAAAGTTATGCCTAGCTCATCGAACTTCATGAACTTCTCGAAGCGAAGCTCGGGCAGACTTAGAAAGCTTGGAATCTTCCGCATAATTACATTATAGAGACGGTCTGTGTGATTGGATCGTATGCAGTCCGTTACGCCTAGCTCCCAAAGAAGCTCAACGCATCTATCGCGGTCATCGCCCAGGCTCTGAGAGTATTCCTCAGGCGTACCCTGGCTCCATTTAGAGATGGTCTGAAAGTCAATCTCATCCCCAATGGTGACTGTCTGGTCTGGCTTGAAGGTCTTTAAGAATCGTGCGACATTCTGTACGACATGAACATCCTCGAAAGGAACCTGTAAATCGCTCAGAATTACGATTTTCTTCATTTAATCCTCATCGTCCTCATAGGGGATATTGTCGATGCGATTGGGTAGGTTAGGAATAATCCAATCAGGAAAGGATTCACGATCTGATAGCAACCAGAAAGCATGAGTCTCAGTAAATCCAGCTTTACGCAAGGACTTGTAATACTCATTGAGAGCTATAGCATAAGCATCTAAGGCGCTATAGGTATCTAGGTCGATAGTTGGTCGTTTCCTTGCCATAAGACTATTCTCCCTTAGCTAGTAACAATTCGTAGATTTTGTCTACGCGTGTCTCCAAACGATTTACCTGGTCTTTGATTGACGAACCGCTATTCGGCTTCAGCTCCTGTAAATAGTGAAGAATCACGAAGCGGAGTAGAGCAGCTACACCAGCCAGAACCGTCACTATCGCTACTGCAATAGCAGCGTAATCCTGAAGGTTCATTTCTTCTTATCGATAGCATCTACTGCCGCTTCGATAGCGTCTACGGCTACATCAGCGAGAGCCTTCTTAGATCGGTATGACTTAATTGCCGCACGAATGGCAGGAATAGCCATAAGTCCTAGAGCTCCTATGATTACTGCTTCCATTTACTTACCGCCTAACATGGGTATATTAAAGAACGAACCATCTGTATCGCCCGCTTTAGTGAAAGAAATATGGCAATGCGCGTTATGCGGGTTGCTTCCAGAATACTTACGCCAGCGCCAGCCCATGCGAGAGGAAGCAATTCGCCCCTCGAAGATAACATAGGCGATGCGCTTGTCTCCTGCTTTGGCACAGAGTCGAATCTGATTAGCAATATCGGGCATGAGGTCGGGCTTTCCGCCCTTAACGACATCTCTATCTGTGTCCGTTGCTCGAACAATCCCTGTCTCTGCATCAGGATTGTGGTCACTAGGACGCGCTGAATGGCGTGTATCGCCAATCCATCCATCCGAACGCCTATCACGATCTGGGAAGGTATCATCAAACTGCTCGCGTAGTTGCTGACCAGCTTTGCATAATACTGGTTTCATGAAAGCAACAGGTTTGCTTCCTCGGCGGTTAAACCAAGTCGGGCAAGTAGTTCAGTTTTGGCATCTGCTTTTGCGGCTTCGTCTGCAATTCTAGTTTCGTAAGTTTTTAAAAGCTCTAAACGCGCTTCTGTTTCTTGCTCATTTTCTTCGCGTTCGATAACTTCATCTGGGTAAATATCAACTACTTTTGCCATTTATTGCTCCTTATGATTTCTGATAGCCATACACGGTGACAACGCCTGTCGATGTGCCAGATGCGCCATAAATTGAAAATCCTGTAAAAGATGTTGTTGCATTAAATAAGCCATTGATATTGCCACTTCGCCAGCCTGTAGCGGTGCAACTCCAAAGCCCCATGAATGAGGTTTCCTGAGTTAAGTTCGGCGCGGTAATATCGAAAATATATGTTCCGTCACTCTTAAAATCGATGTCACCATCTAAAAATGCAGTTGCGTTTACTTTGAAACGAGGGAAGATCGTTGATGTTCCGTTTACTGACTCAAAGACTGTTGAGTAATAATTAGATGTTGAATTGTCTGCACCTGATACTCGAAGGCGCATAGACATTCCAGCAGTTGTTCCTGCTGAGTTTCTAACGACTATTCGATAATTATCATAGGTTGAAGAAAAAACATCATTTATGTTTATAGTTCCTGCGGCTGAAAAAGTCTGACGAGTAATCAGAGTAAGTCCAGCACTAGAGGTAGCGGGAGTAGCCCATTTTAGACCCGTTGCAGTAGTTGAATCTGCGGTCAATATTTGACCGTTTGTTCCTACTGCCAGGCGAGCTGGAGTATCTGAAGCGGTAGCGCCAATCAAGTCACCCTTAGCATCTACAATAGCGTTCTGGATAGCGTTGCTATCATCCTGAGCTACCCATGAAAAATCAAGGTCTGTATTCGATGCCTTGGCTAATACCTGCCCTGTGGTTCCACCTTTAAGGTCTACCATTGCGGTATCGATATCTTGACCAAGCGCGGCAATAGCGGTAGCGCCATCCTTTACTAGATCGGTGGACTGGGGTATATCCCATCCAAAGTTAGTTGTTGTGGTTGCCATTACGCTACTACTCCTATCGCTTCTAGCCAAGTTAGGCTGGTGTTAAGTGTGTTCCAAGTTTCAGCCGCATTTACCTGTTCCCATTTTACCGCAACTTGGCTAAAGTTTACAGGAGATGCGTTGAATGTTACGGTGAGATTGTTCAGACTTGCCCTGAATGTCCAGCCCTCAATATAGCCCTGAAATGAGCCACCTGTGATATTAGGCGGTAGATTCTGAATCCATACAGGCTGACCAAGGAATATGTTAATTAAAGAATCTCTGTCGGCATCGTCTATCTCAGGGTTTCCAAGTACAAAAGTAATGCTCTGGAACTTAGGATATGGATTGGCTCTAAGCTCGATATAGCGATCTGCTAGGGCTTCAGCATCTGCAGTATGTTTGATTCTAGATGTGTATTGCTCGGCGTAAACTCCGTAATTAACTTGGCTAATTAGGTCGGTTGCGGTATAGGTCTGGTTCCCATTGTTATCGTAATTGATAGTAAAACTATTGCGAAGGTCACCAGCTCGAGTCGTAGCAGATAAGCCCAAGCCGTTGGCATGGTTGGCATCTAAAGTTGTGTAGCCATTGGTGGCTAAATAGTCCTGGCGGTGGGTCTGGTCTGCATAACCGATATTGCCGTTAGCATCTTCATAAAGAACGCCAAAAGCTGAATTAGCGATAGCGGTGCAAAGTGAGTAAAGGTCGGTATTGCTAGATGATCGTGAAATCATGTCGTAATCGCCTGGACGGTCAATCTCACCTAATCCAATATTGACGGCATTAGCCCATGTCTCGGTAGGGTTGTAATTAGCCCAGGTTTCAGCCGCTGGTACATCGTTCCATGACCCTAGCAAGTAACCTGATAAAAGTGTGTAAATCTGGTCTCCGTCTTGGTCTTGGGATAAGACTCCTGGGTCAATAATTTTAGGTAGCTTAGATAAGGCTCCAAGGGCAGTAACGGTGGCGATGGTTGTATAGCCTAGTGATCCAGCGCTATTGACTGTAATAGTAAAGTCTGAGATTAGCCCGCCAAAGATAGGAATATAAGCACCAACCGAGTTAGTGACTTCTACGGTAATTCCAGAACCGACAGTAAAATCGTAGCTTGAATTATTCAAGTTAAGCAAAGTTAGCTGGCAGTATCCCGCTACTGGTTGCTGGTAGATATCTGTACGACCCGATGTAATTGTAAGGTCGGCAATAGTGATATTAGATAGCTCTACGCTATTGACGAGAATCCTGTAATCGGGTGTATATGCGGTCATGGTAGGACTAGCTGACCTGCGCCTATGGTTCCTCTAGCTTGTGAGCGGTTGAGGACATCTACAATCGTGCGAGCGGTTCCCTCTGGGTCGATAGCTCCATTAACGGTGATATTGGTCTGGCTAGAAGATTGGGTAACGCGTGGAACTACTGGTGAAATTGCTCGGCTAGGAGTTGGAGTCGATACATTGTCGTTGCCAAAGAAGCCAGCTACGGCTGAAGCAGCCGAGCGAATAGCGTTAATGATGCCAGTAATGCGATCATAGATATTAGATAGGGTTGAAACGAATCCAGCAAAGGTGCTGATAACTCCCGAGATAATCTTGCCTAAAGCGGTAAAGGCTGCGCCAAGTACCTTGCCTAAGAATGGCGCTAGATAGTCCTTAGCAAAGTTAAAGATAGCTACCATGAAATCATAGAAAGGCTGAAGCTGAGTATTGTTTTCTTCTAGTGAATTCTTAACTGAGTTAAAGGCGTTTCGGAGTCCATTGATAATCGGCTGGATTACCTTAATGACTGGCTGAAGCTTCTCGCCAAGATTGCTAGTAAAGTCCGAGATAGCTGGTATGACCTGATTGACGATAGTTTCAACCATAGGGGTAATAGCATCTAGAATAAATGCGCCTACGGTTTCCTTACCTTCATCGAAAGCGATCTGAAGCCTGGTCATCTTGCCAGCGAATGTATCCGCCTTGACTGAAGCCTGATTCTCAAATGTATCCGCAAGTTTGGCAGTAATCTGCTCCATGCTCATAGTCTTTAGCTCGGCTGATGATAGTCCGATGCCTAGCTTGGCAAGTGATGCGGTATTGCCTTCAGCCGCTTTAGCCATAGCGTTAGTGACTGCCTCAAGTGACTTACCTGAACCAGCCGCAACATCAATCGCAACGGTCTGTAACTCTTGAGCCTTCTGAAGATTACCAGTAGCCCGCGATAGCCTTTCTAGCGATGGTCTGAGCTCGTCATCTGTAACCCCGAAGGCTAAAGATGTCTTGGTAATGTAATCCTCTGTAGCGGCTATCTGTGCCTCGGTAGCCCCTGTTACATTCTTAAGGGTAAGTGCCAGCTTCTCTTGAGCGGCTGCATCTGCGATAGCTGACTTAACGCCATCGATAGCCAGCTTGCCAGCATAGGCAACGGCTGCTGCTCCTGCGGCTGCAAAAGCTAAACCAGCTTTCTTGCCAAAATCTGAAACCTTATCGCCAAAGGTTGAAACATCGTTATCGGCTTTGTTGAGATTCTTAGTAAAGTTATCAACATCGGCAAGGAGCTTGAGCGTTAATGCTCTGGTACCTGTAGCCATTATGTCCACTCCTTAAGAATCTTATCAAATGAGGCAGTCCATCTAGCAACTATCTCAGGTTGAATCCTGCGAAGCGTTGGATAGATAAACCAGCCTTTAGAGCCACGACCTTCACGCCCTGACCAAACTGGGAACTGCTTAAACTTGTTAGAACCAAACTCGGAACCGCCCCAGATATCCTTGGTCGTTGCCCCACCTGAAAACTTCTGAGAAGCGAATCCATAAGTAATCTCACCGATACGGCTTGACTTCTTTACACGCGATCCACTAGCAATACGACCAGCAACTTTACGGCTATTGATTGAATTAGCAGTCTGAGTGACCTCAGCCTTAGCGAACTCCGCCAATGCTCCCGCTTGGCGTTTAGCTTCATCGTTAGCTTCTGTAGTCATACCTTTAAGCGCCTTGAATACCTGGCGGAGCTCGGTCTGGTCTAGTGCTACTAGCTCACTTGCCATTCCGTTCCTCCAGTACCTCGATAGCGGTTAAGATATCCTCAGCCGTTCTCCAATAATCCATAGGAATCCGAGTAGCGATTGCCAATTCGATTAGGAGTCGGCTTACGCTTCCTCTTGCATGGCTTTTGGGTTTTCGTCACCGACCTCAAGGTCATTGACTGATTCCATCCACACATCTAGAGTCTTAGTCGGCTTGCCCCCTGCATCTCGCTTCATGGCGCTATGCGCTACGAATAAGATATCCCACATTCCGCCAAACTGAGAGATAACCTTTTTAGTAGTCATTTCCCATTTGGCGTAATCTGGCGGGCGAACCTGGTAAGTGGTTTCGGTTCCGTCTATATATTTAATTGTTATGTTTTGTTGCATTTGTTTGCTCCCGTTTCTAGTTTTTAGCTAAAGGTCTCTGTGACGGTTCCGTTAGCGATCTTAAATGTAAAGTCTACAGTCTGAGCATCTGTTCCAGCTCCGCCAGCAGTAGGAAACTCTGGAAGAATTGGGAACACGAACTGAGCGCCTGTAGCAGCGGTAAGGGTTACTGAGATTGTGGTATCTGGTGCTTCTGCTGCAGTCCAGAGAGCCTCGCATACTGAGTTAGCCTTACCCCAGTCTGCCAACATTGAGAGAGCAAAAGTACCCTCAACATTTGTTGTCTTGTAAGCCTCTCCATCGAGAGTCTGGTATGTCTCGCGAAGGTTAGTCTTTGTAAGAACTGCTGAAAGAGCCTGAGCTTCGATATCTGTTCCACCTGTGAAAGATAGAGAAATATCGCGACCTGTGATTACTGTGGTTGCCATGTTTATCCTTAATTGGTTTGAGTGTAGTAGGTGGATACTCGGATATCAGCCAC